CTTTCCGTTGCAGTTACCAGGCCTTTCCAATAACGTAAATATGACCTTTTACTGTTCAAGGAGCTCTACCCGTGCTGTACGTTATTTACGCTCAAGATATCGCAGACTCTCTCGAAAAACGTCTTTCCGTACGCCCTGCTCATCTGGCTCGTCTGCAACTCCTTCATGACGAAGGCCGTTTGCTCACGGCGGGTCCTATGCCAGCGGTTGACAGTAACGATCCGGGCGCCGCAGGCTTTACCGGCTCAACGGTGATCGCAGAATTTGAATCTTTAGAAGCCGCGCAGGCGTGGGCGGAAGCCGATCCCTACGTGGCGGCAGGTGTTTACGCGCAGGTTTCAGTAAAACCGTACAAAAAGGTTTTTTAAATTTAAATAATCTAATTCAAATTCAAATACATAAAAATAAATAATCATCCACAATCCAAATTAAGGGCGCATTTAGGTACACATTAACCTACGCGCCCTCTCTTTTAGTTACCGCCTATACTTTCAGTCTGACATATGGCTGGAGGTTTCTATGTGTGGACGTTTTTCACAGTCAATGACGCGTGAAGATTATCTTGCCCTGCTCGCTGATGAATCAGAACGCGACATTCCATACGATCCAGAACCCATCGGAAGATTCAACGTAGCACCAGGAACAAAAGTTTTGCTGCTGAGCGAACGTGATGAGCAGTTGCATCTTGATCCAGTTATGTGGGGATACGCCCCCGGTTGGTGGGATAAACCGCCGCTCATTAACGCACGTTCTGAAACTGCGGCCACCAGCAGAATGTTTAAACCACTCTGGCAACATGGTCGAGCAATTTGCTTTGCTGATGGCTGGTACGAATGGAAAAAGGAAGGTGACACGAAGCAGCCTTACTTCATTCATCGGGCCGACGGACAGCCGATATTTATGGCGGCGATTGGCAGCACACCATTTGAACGTGGAGATGAAGCAGAAGGTTTCCTGATAGTTACAGCTGCAGCTGACAAAGGACTGGTTGATATTCACGACAGACGACCGTTGGTACTGCTACCGGAAGCCGCGCGCGAATGGATGAGGCAGGATGTTGGAGGGAAAGAAGCAGCGGAAATTGCAGCCGACGGTGTCGTGCCGGCTGATAAATTTATATGGCACGCCGTAACGCGTGCCGTCGGGAATGTGAAAAATCAGGGAGCAGATTTAATTAAGCCTGTTATTTAACCTGAAGCAGGTCCTCATAGCGAGTCGTGTATCGTGGTGACAGCATCTCTCTCTTCATCGCCCATTGTTGCTGGATCCCCTGTCCGGCGAAATAAAGCGCCCCCTTTCCTTCCTTTGCATTTAGATGATCCAGAACTTCCATCAATTTCTCACTACCACGGCGCGGCGCATTATCATCGAACAGATTCAACTGGGCGATGCCCTGACTGAAGAAGTCCCCCAGCATTACCCCGGCTTTCTGATATCGATGCCCGTCTTTCCATATTGCATCCAGACTCCTCGTCGCTGCTGCAATGATATCCCGGCTGTCCTGTGTCGGAGTGATCAGCTTAACCGACGCACTGTTACCGTAGTACGCTTCGTTCAACGCAAAGGGTGACGTTTTGACAAAAGTAGATATGAAGCGGCAATACTGATGCTCTCCACGTAACTTTTCTGCGGCGCGCGACGCATAGCTGCAGATGGCCTGCCGCATAGCGTCATAATCCGAAATACGTTCCCCGAATGATCTGGAACAGACAATTTCCTGCTTTACAGGTGCATATTCCTCCAGTTCAAGACAGGGTTCGCCACGCAGTTCGCGCACCGTTCTCTCGAGGACAACATTGAAGTGCTTCCGGATAAAACGAATATCAGTATCAGCCAGATCCAGAACCGTCTTAATCCCCATTGCCTCCAGCTTTTTGCTAATACGGCGCCCTACTCCCCATACTTCATCAACCGGAAGTGCAGCCATCAGTTTGCGCTGGCGATCCAGGTTAGATAAATCCACCACTCCCCCCGTTTGTCTCTGCCATTTTTTGGCAGCATGATTCGCCAGTTTCGCCAGAGTCTTTGTCTGGGCAATACCAACGCCAACCGCCAGCCCCGTATTTTGATAAACAGCATCTTTTAATTCCCGCCCAAAATCCGCCAGAACACGACAATTCCTTACACCAGCAAGATCACAGAATGCCTCGTCTATCGAATAAATTTCGCAGCGTGGCGACAACGCCTCCAGCGTGAACATTACCCTGCTGGACATATCCGCATACAGTTCATAATTGCTGCTGAAACAAACCACGCCATATCGACGGAATAAGTCCTTCTGCTTAAAATACGGATCCCCCATTTTCACACCAACCGTTTTGGCTTCAGCGTTACGGGCAATAACACAGCCATCGTTGTTTGAGAGAACCACAACCGGCCTTCCTTTCAGATCTGGCCGGAACGCAGTCTCACAACTGGCATAAAACGAGTTAACATCAACCAGAGCAAACATGTTCAGCTTGCCGCTTTAACGATAAACGTCACAACGCCAAAGATATCCAGCGTGTCTTCGCTGTTTATCATAATGGCCGCATACGCACTGTTTTCAGGAACAAGCATGACGCTCGGGTGCAACTGCAGACGTTTAACAGTGAACTCCCCGTCTACAGCAGCGATAACGATATCTCCATGCGCAGCCTTTCTTGATCGATCGACCACCAACAAATCACCATTACTTATCCCCGCCCCATTCATGGAATCGCCGGACGATTTCACAAAATATGTTGCGCTGGGGTGTTTCACTAACAGTTCATTTAAATCAATACGCTTTTCAACGTAGTCCTGCGCCGGAGATGGAAAGCCACAGGGAACAAGATCGCTGAACAAGGGGAGCCCAACTATCTGGCGCAGCTCTGCTGGTGAATAAAACATCATAATAAACTCACTCACATTGATACTGTTTATATATACAGTATATACTGACATTATACACAGTAAAGAGGAGTTAAAGCATGTTCGTGGAACTCGTTTATGACAAAAGGAATTTTGATGGTCTGCCCGGTGCAAAAGATATCATTCTGGGCGAATTGACTAAGAGGGTTCATCGGATCTTCCCCGATGCTGATGTTCGGGTTAAACCGATGATGACACTGCCGGCGATCAACACTGACGCCAGCAAGCATGAGAAGGAACAGATAAGCCGTACTGTTCAGGAAATGTTTGAAGAGGCTGATATGTGGCTGCTTTCAGATTAAACGCCTTGAACCGTCATATCGCTTAAGTACAATCCGCCGTGACTGGCAATCATTCAATACTCGCACTATCGGATGTTTGCCGGTCGGCCGCAGCCATGCTCCTGCATACGGTATGGTTGCGGCAGTCCCCACCCTGTTATTTCGCTTTATGGCATTGCACGTTGATGGTCCAGAGCAGAATTATCTGGCGGTGAGCTGTTCTACAATCTTCTTCAGCGCCTCCATATCTGCTTTCAGTTGATTGATTTCTTCCTGCTGCGCTTCGTTTTCATCCATCAGAGAAATAATGGTTGCGTGATGAACAGCGGCCAGAACGCCGGAATCGCCAGCCTGTACAGATAAGGCATCCTTAACAACAGTACCGTCCCGTAGTTCGATATCACCGGCAGTAACTTTCGCCTCCGGGTACGCCTCATACAGCCCTTCAGCCAGAACACCGATACCGAAACGCCCGTCAGCATTTTTTGTTTTCAGTCGCCAGGTACATGCGCGAATTATCCGCATCGTTTCGCGCGGATTCTGGATGTCTTCGACTTTTTCCTTAATTTTGACAGTCGAGCCGCCGTTAACCCAGTTTCCGGTAGCTGTGGCGTTACCATTAGTGCCATTAAACCGCCACATATGCGGCGTGGTTCCCGCTTCATAAGTCCAGGAGAGCACATACTCCGGATTGTTTCTGTTAGCCCACGCGGACCATGTAAACACCCCGCCATAGTTGCCTGGCCAGTACAATTTGAAGCTGGAGTGAGGATACAGATAGCCTTCACCTTGTACATTCATCTGTTCCTGGTAGAGACCGTAGTTGCGGTTTCCGGCATAAAGGGAGTCAAAGCTCCCCGGCAGTGCGTTGACCTTTCCAAACGGGCTGGTTATCTGGCCTCCGGATTTGCCGCCGATGGTGTTAAGGCGGACATCATTCCCCTCACAGAAAGAACCTGACCCTGCACCGAAGGGACTGGATAACCCCGTCCCGCCCTGTGCTTTTGGCACCACACCGTCAACTTTTGTGGCCATATTATCAGCAAGGTATTTCCAGGATGGGCCTGTAAACGTTGATTGGTCGGGTAACTTTACAGTTATTGTCCCGGTACCACTGAATACCTGCTGCCAGTTCTGTTTGTCGTAGTTCAGACCGAGAAGCGCCTGGGTATTCTGAACGACCATTGCGGCAGTGACCATATTCAGCGCCACGCGGGGAACGGCATACCAGGCGGCTCCTGTCGCCCGTGGCCCGGTGTAATTACTGACCAGCGTCAGGCGTGTATTGCTGTTAACTTCCAGTACGGGAAGTGTGAAAGGCACACCACCCACGACAACCACAATAAAATCACCTGCAGCTAACTCAGTGGTGAAAGTGGTGTCAGTTCCGGCAACCGAGGCTGAGTTATTGTTAAGGGTTAACGTTCCTGCTGACATGGGGTTTCCTCAGTACATGTTCGGAATAATGAGAATGGGCATGGTGATATTTCTGTTTCGGCTCATATCCCATGAACCGGAGTTGTGGTTAGCAAAAACTTTGTTGTAGGCTGACCTGACATTACCACCGGACATCACGACCCCCTTCGTCCGTATATTTCCGTAACCACCATCCATACGGACCTGCACGCCGGTATAAACTATCTGGCAGAACCCGCCGCCAATATTCTGGAAAGCATCGGTGATCTGGATTTGTCGGTCATACACAAAGGGGCGTTTCAGCGTGGAGAACGTGACCTGACCTGCTGCGTTGGTCATCGTAATGCCGTCGCCGCCGACTGGTGCGGTCAGATTGAATATCACCAGGTCTATCGTCGCCGTTCCGGCCACGTCGTCCCGCCCTGTGTAGGAAATATCGCGAACGATGATACTGGTGCCATCAAACCCCACCGACACATTCGGGTTATCCCATTTGCCGAAAGGAATACCGCTGACCGGAAGCGTAGCGCTGCCGCTAACCGTAATGCGCCCGGAATAAGCGCAGGTCATCAGCGCCGCCTGATTGGATATAGCGGTGAAGTCAGTCGAGTTTGAGACCAGTAATCCTTCGTTATACGTCGCCGCAGGCAGCAGCTCCATAACGTAGCCTGACCAGTCAGGGACAATGCTTTTCCCACCGATTGTCTCAGCCCCGATAATCACCCCTGAATCACCGTTTCGGGTAACGCTGCTCATTATGGCCACATCAAATTCAGCAAAGGAATAGATGTAAATGGGATTGGTTGGCACCACGATAGCCTGTGAACCAGGAACAAGCGGTGTATTGACCGGGTACTGCATGAACTGGGATGACCAGCCCGAGAACGATGTACAAAAACTGGGGGCGCGAAGCCCCGCAGTAATTGCCATCACCGGACGGCCATCGTTGTAATCAATCAGAATACCTTCCGGCATTATGACCACCTCCCGACAACAACCCGTCCACCACCAGATAAATTGACGGTCACACCATTACCGTTGATAACGACTGTGTTATTCGTACCGTTAAATGCAAACTGGCCACTGTTTGCGTAAAACTGCCCATGAAATTCACAGTCTCCGTTTTTATCGACATTCCACCCAGCACCAGAAGGACCAGGAACGAAAGATGTGGACCGGATATAGTTGCCAATTTTGGCATTAGTAATACTCCCGTCCTGAATTAGCGCATCACGGATAAATACTTGCCCGTTATAGACAAAAAATGCAGCAGTGTAATTTCCCGGATCACTTCCGGAATAAATACCAAACTGGTCAGCAGCAAAAACCACTGTGGATTTATAGCTGTTCCCCGATGGCTCAATCGACATACCGAACCCGGTGCTGTATTTCACTCCATTCCTGACAATGCCGAGATTAGTGACATAAGAAGCTTTTGCCGTTCCATCAATATTTACTTCGGCGGTAAGTTTCTGGTTAACCGCAGCCGTCAGACTGCCTTCTGGTCCGATTGATGCCTGAACATAGGTGGACAGGTCAGCGAGCCCCTGCTCGGCGGTGGCCACCGTAGTTTTTACGACCAGAATGTCAGCGCGAACCTCACCGTATTGCACCCACTGACGCTCAACAGTGCCATGATTTGCCAGCGCATTTTCCATAATGCCTTCCAGATTAGTATCAACACCCTCCTGAACATTTTTAAACGCATCTGACTCTCGTATTTGCTCATCAATAAGCTCTACCATTCCTGGAATATCAGATGACGCCTGCCCTGATGCTTCAACAAATTCAGATACCCCGAAAGCATTCCTGGTGCGAACATAAACGTAATATGTTTTATCAGCCAGTAGACCATGAAGGGTCCACTGGTTAGAGCGCCCAAGGAACTGAGTCTGGTCTTCAATGTCTGCCGGATTGACGACCTGATTTTGTCCGGAGTACCAGAATTCAAACGAGGTGTCGGTCGTTGCTGTAATGCGCATGACAGGTACCAGGTCAGCAGAGAACAAGCCGGGCGTCCAGATAACACTGGATGGCGCAGGTGGTGCGCCGATGACCATACTGATTTGTGTTTCAGCGCCTTTCATCCCGTTTTCATTGCGACCACGAACACCAAGCGTATATCCACCGGCGTTAAGACCAAAGAACTCATAGCGGAACTGATCTGTCTCGTATTGTGCGACTACTTTTCCGTCATCGCTGTAAACGTACAACTCAAACATCAGTTTCTTGGTAGTTGTTGCTGTCTCCCATGTTGCAGTAACCTGTACAGTCTCAGAGTTGGTGTTGATGATGCGCAGGTTCTCCACGTTCGGTACGCGGTAACCGTTCAGCGTATCGCTGGGAACCTCAAACACAGCGCCTTCATCAACAATGGCCTGTTTGTTCGGATCATGTTGCGATGCAGTGATGCTGTAGACTGAATTGTTATCCGTCTCTGCAACGCTCAGGATGCGGAAGAGTCTGGTAGAAACTTTGCTGGTAGAAATGGCAAATACAGTACCGTCACGAACCCATGCAGGCGTTGTTTTCAACGACACTATATTGTCAGCAATACTGCCAATTTCAAACTTAACGAACTTCCCGTCACTGCCCATGATCGACATGGTGTCGCCTTCTGATATCAGAGACGAATCAACCGCATCAACGGTAATTTTGTTACCTGCATGCGACATAATGCGGCCACCAAGACGTGCACCAGCATAGTTGTTATCCATGATTTCAACGATGTCACCCGGCGTGAAGTGGATAGCATCGCGCGCCATCTGGAATGACAACCTGCTGCTCTCGCGCTTCGCTGTTTCCAGCAGCCATTTCCCTGCTCGCCATGCCTGGCCTCGGGACGTACACCCAAATGCCTCAATGGTCGTTTCGTTATAGTTTCCACGTGCGATCATCTCATCGTCGGAAACATACTCTTTCACCTGCTCCCAGCCGTTATCCGGGTCAGTCCATGACACAACAACGGCATTGTATTTCTCTGAACGCTTCACGGAGCTACGTTTGAACTCGCCATCAACCACGTTAGCATTTGTGATTGTCGCAATCGGATCCTGTGGCGCGTCAAGCATGACGGACAGGCGCATCCCGTCCCATAGCGCTATACCGCGAAACATGCTAGCTATCTTGTCTAGAATGTCACGCGCACTCGCCTGCTCGGTAATATAAGCATTCAGCGTCATTCTTGGTTCCTGACCGCCGTAGCCGTCATTAACAAGTTGATCGCAATACCGTGAGAGAACATAGAGCGCGCCGTCATCTACATCGATATAACCGGCACGTTTCGCCAGGCCAAAACGGGTATTCTTCGCCAGTTCACGAAACAACCAGGCCGGATTGTTAGTCCACGCTTTTTTGAATCCGCCAGTCCACAACCCTGAATAGGTTCTGGCGATCGGGTCGTAATTATCAGGAACGTCCACAATCAGTCCGCGAAGATGGTATGTCCTGCTCGGGGTGTCGGTGTACTGGTCACGGTCGATAACCGCCCCCGCAATAGCAGAAAACGGATAGTTCAGGTTATCGTCGGTGATCTCGCTGTAGCTGTTCCAGATGGTGCCGTTTGACAGCAAATCACTGGTGCTGTCCGGTGTAATGCGTCTGACACGAATATCGAACGGTTTGATTTCTGGCGCATCAATCAGATGCGCCTCAAGATACTCGCCGGAAATTTTCCCAGGACCTATAGTAACGTTTTTTTCGATAACCCATCCGGTTGAACCGGTTCTGGACTCGATGACCATAGTTACTGAGGTGTTTTTTTGGTTTCCTTTGGTGTCCTGCTCGACCAGCCCGGTTGTCCCGACGTTAAAACGAACGCGGGTTACATCCTGGTCTGTAATGGTGCGTACCAGCGGTGTATCGTAGTTGACTTCCGTATTAACGATGGTTGTTGCTTCGATTGCAGAGAAGCCATTAATTGGCGACTGCGTTTCAGATCCCGGCCTCCATGCTACGCTGACGCCGTTAACGCTGACGTTTCCGTTAACGTCAGTAACCGGCGTTTTGTTCAGCCTGAATGAAGACAGATGTGACTGATCAATCGGCCCGTAAATCGGACCTTCACTGATAAGGTCGAGTACCCGGTAAAATTGTTTTGATTTGAGGTTATCGTCGAGGAGTTTCGGGGTCGATGCTTTACCGCCGCCTGAAGACATAGCGCCACCTTAGCTTATTGATTCAGTCCAGTCCTGATTGTTACTTGTGTCAATGCCGAGAGAAATGACGTTCGAGCCGACCTCCATTTCCCCGAGAAGAATTGGAACCGGTCGCCCCTGACCTACCCTGTTTTCTGCACTGGTAAATGAATTGTTCGTTAATGTATTTGTCTCCGCCGCTTCTGCAGACGTTATTGTTTTCATGTTGCGAGCCATATAAATAGAGTACGCGACAGACGCAGCGGCGATGACCAGAGTGGCAACAAGGGCAACAGTTCCCGAAATAGCCCCCTCAATTATCGGCACGAACAACACTGTAGAACCGTCTTTAAGATTTCTGTCCATATGCCACTGCACGGAATCTTCTGTCACCTCATCACCTGCAACACGCATCCTGATCCGGGAACTGAGAAGTGCTTTTTTAAATTCGTGATTCTGGGAAAGGAGTAACCGCAATCCCTGCGCTGGCGTATCAACGTTCAGAGGGACCTGGCGGTAAAATCGGCGTAAATTGCCCGCAAATTTAAAGATGAGCACTGTTCGTGTCTCCATATGGAATGTATCTGCTTAACGTATGCCGGGCGCATTGGTTCTCTCCGGCTCAGGTGTCCGGCGTGGTCGTGGTGAAGCACCATGTTGTCATCGAGGAGAATCATTGCGTGGCAAGGGTTGGCACCGGGGAATGGTTGCCTGATAATGACGTCGCCTGGTTGCGCCTCACCTGGAGATACCTGGTGAAATCCATTGAGCGGCATGTTTTTCAGGTAGAGGTTATCACCACGTAACCACCAACCATTCGCACGTTCAAAGTTCGGCAGGTTAATACCGCACAGATGATATGCATCTCTGAACAGGGTGTAGCAGTCCATGACACCATGCTCGAACTTACGCCCCAGCAAGAAAGGCACTGGTCTGTATTTGCGAATTCTTCCACTACATGCCAGCCACCACGGAAGCCCTGTAACCTCTTGCATCTGGCGATCAGCGCCTGACAGGTACGGTACGTTTTGCGGGTGCGAGTGAAAGACCGCCGTCACCTCTCCTGCCTCCTCAGCTACCAGCCAGTCATCATCGCTGACGCGGAAATGCTTGCCCGGATCGGGATGCATATTCCGACAACGGAGCAGTCGAACGCCATCAAGGATTAAACCGCATACCTCATCCTGCGACGATGCCGCATATTCGAGTAACTCTTGCATCAGGAAACCTTCTGAGAACCGGGGAAACTGCTGATTGGCATTGGTTCCGGTCGCGGATAACGGAAGCGGCAGCCGCTACGTCGGTGAGAACACTTGTCTTTCGCCGGGTCAGTGGTTGGATTGTCGCGCTCATCTGCAACGGGAGGCCCGTCATATCCACACCCGACGCCGCGATACTGCCACTGGCACACGTCGGCGAGAATAGTGCGAGCCGGGATAATGGCGTTATCACAGTCGATAGGTGTCGCCAGCGTGTAGGTCACCTGCTCGAATGTCTCTTCCGTCATCTCTTCAACAACGTAGCGGGAAACTGCTTCCTGTGATGGATCGGCATCAGGGTTGCCGTTCGGAAAATTCACCGCGTCCAGGTATTTCACAGGAACCTGTCGTCGGGTGATAACGACTCCCAGCATGTCATCAAAGTCATGGTTGATACCCGTCAGTAAGCCGGTAACGTTCGCCACCGCCATTGACGGTCTGGCATAAGTGCCTTCGTTCTTTGACTCGAATCCTTCCACTGCTATTGGGTACGCCTGATACTGGTTACCTTTCCATATAACATTACCGTAATAGCCATTTGTGCCGGAATGAAACTGGATAAGGTCACCACCAAAGGGCTGCAGGTCAGCTTCAAACAAATCGATGAATGCGCCTACTCCGGCGTCTACGCTGTCGATAATTAAATTTGCTGGTATGTCGCGCACGGCAAACTCCCATAAAAAAGCCGCTCGACGGCGGCTACTGATCATTTGTCAGGATGTGAAACAAAATAAAGAGGGGTTAGGCTGAAGCTTCAACATAAAAGGAGGTTTTATGTCTGGACTGATAAACCCAAAAGACTCACCGGAAGAATCAGCGTATGCATTATTGATTGAAATGATTAGAGCCCAAAGAGTACCCGTTTACTCCAGCGGGAATATTTCTAGTCTTCTGGATATGTATGACCAGGCTGTGAAGCATTTTAAAAGTAAGGATAATGAAAGCAGTTAATTCCCCTCGCAAAGCCTGATAAAACTATCACGAACGGATTCGGCTACAGCTTTGGCCTTTTCCGTTCGTTTGTCATCTTCCCACGTCGATACCCCTTCAAGTTCGCGAGAAAGCGTTTTTGCTGCGGCTTCAATTACATGATCAGGTAGTTCGGTAAATTTCATAATAATCCCCTTATCGTGGCACTTGTTCAAACATGGCCGTCAGTTCAAACACCGGCCCGGTCTTTGTCATATTCCAGGAGCGGCAGACAAACAGCTCCTGCACTCCGGTATCTGATGGCGTCCAGTAAAACGCTTCTACCGACATTCTTGCCTTAAGGAAAGCGTCGGCTTCTTTTGCTGCGTTCGGCTTGCTGCAGGCGCTGTCCTCTACCCCCTTGAACGTCAGTGAGTACTTGGTCATCAGTGGGTTGATACCTTTCGTCTGGCGCTGTTCATAGCCATCACCGAGTTTAACGACCGCTACGTTAGGCGTGCTCTCGATGGTGTAGGCTTTCTGAGGAGACCAGGTGAATGTTTCCGGCATTATTTTCTCCTCGGCTGGATCATGCCGTTAGGGCGATTTGCCTGATCATTTATCTGGAACAAAGCAACCCGCTTCATCATGGATTCCATCTGTTTTATCGTGGCCTGATCGATGCCGCCAGTAGTATTAATTTCGAATTTGATGTGCTGTACGACGCTGCTACCACCGCCACCACCCTGCATATCCCTGTTGCTAATCACCTTCCCGTTGTCGCCGGGGATCATGTACTGGCTGCCGTTCGATGCCTTGAAGATTTCAGGCTTCCCACCCTCACCAACGAGATACATAGAACCGGCATCGACTGGACCTCCGTTGTAACGAGCGCCAGCGACCGCCATTCCCTTGGCCGCCAGTAATGAACCAGCATACGCAGCCTGACCAACCGCCGCCGCGCTGCCGTATGTGGCGATCGATGCGCTCATTGCCGCCGGTGCCCACGCTGAAGCCGCTGCCGTGGCCTGAGCCATTGTAGATGCCAGTGATGCGGCGGCTGCGGCCTGACCCATTAACTGGCTCTTAACCCACTCGATCCCCATCTGCACCAGACTACCAACAACGCTGTTGAGTATTGTCGTGCCGATGTTGGCAAATGCCTCCTGAAGACTTTGGGTTCCACTAATGAGACCGGTCAGAGCATTAGTCGCTCCGCTCTGCAGGCCTTCCAGAGAAGATGCCAGTAACTCATTGGCCTGACTCTGGTTGCGGAAAATTTCCCACTGCGCTGCGATGCGTGCCTGTTCATACTCGGTATCAGCGGCATTCTTCAGCGCAAGAGCATTATCGTGCGCGATGAACCCTTGCTGCTCGAATTGCTGAATGAGAGCTAATTGCTGCGCGTGCTGATTGGCAAGCTGCTGAACTGGATCAACTTCTGCCACGGCTGAATGCATTGGGCTAACTACTTGCTGAGAACGTATCTTTGCTAGATTAGCCTGATGTTGTTGCTCTAACACCTCACTGGTTTGATTGTATTGTTGCTGGCTGATTTTTTTCGCATCCAGCGCAGTTTTCAGATCCTGAACATCCTGCTTATAACTGACGTTCTCGCGCGCTTCCGGTAATAACTTCCCAGCAGCGGCCTGCGCTTTAAGTGCATTGGCTGTGTCCCAAATTTCGCCTCGATATTTGCCAGCCAGCGCTATTTGTTCCTGGGTAGCACCTTTACCAAGTGATTGCTGTGTTGCGAGAATGGCTTGCTCTCTACTTAGCTCAGAAGAAGAACCGGCAGCAAGCTCAGACTGCTGCTTCAAATTCGCAAGTTTTTGGGCGATTGTTTCTTGCTGATTTGCGTATTTTGTCGCTTCAGACGTGGCGTCTTTGGTTTCCTTTTTGCCTTTCTGCTGGGCTTTTTGAGCGTCATACTCTGCAGCAGCCCTTTCCCGCGCAAGCCGTACATCTGCTTCGCTTCCACCCAGCTTTCTGATGTCCTGCTCAGCCTTCAACTGCGCACGCTTACGATCGTTAAGCTCGCTCTGGAGTGTCACCTGGTCTTGCAGTTTATCAAGGTAGTCCTGAACATCTTTCGGGCGCTCTACCATCAAACTGCTGGAGTTGAATTTCTCCTTCGCTTTTGCGGCAAAGTTAATCATGTCTCCAAGCTTGCCCATCATGCCAGCGCTGATACCAGCTTCCTCACCATCCCAGCGAAGTAGGTCAATCCCTTGCCTCATCGTGCCATTAAGCGTGGCGCGTCCGATGTTAATAGCGTTCTGAGTCTGGCTGAGGCGATTCTGAGCACGCTCAAGATCGAGAGTTGCAATCGCTAATTTATCCTGGGCACCACCTAATGCTTCAGCAGCCTGACGGCCTCGAGTGGTGTTCGTTCCCCAGTTAGCGATCTCCCTTTCTTGCCTCTGAACAGCAGCTGTAGCGTCGTTAAATTCTTTCTGTGCATCGGCTACTGCGTCGCTAAGGGTTGGCAGATTCTGGCTTAACTTGCCAATGGTGGCTGCCAACTCGGTATGCGACATAGTCTGGAACTTAGCGCTCAGTTCATTGACGCTATCCGCCAGGTTATTGGCATCGTCTCTGGCCTCTTTAGCTCGCTGAGAGAAATATAGAATCGCACTGGCCGCGAGCATGGCAGCACCACCAGCCCCACCTATCAATCTTAAAGCCCTGCTTGCCAGACCAGCCCCGGATGATGCTGCCGCTTGAGCTGCGTTACTTGCTACTAATGCTCGATTGTAATTTGCAACAGCAGCAGTAGCCGCTACCCTTGCGACAGACAAGCGTTGCTCGGCAGCGGCGGCATTCGTCGCACTAACCGCTGTCTGCTTCATCATCTCCGCAAGGCGGATCTCGTCCAGCGCCCGTTCTTTTGTGACAGCGGCTGCGCGGAGGTCGGCGGCAGCTTTATTTGCAACGGCTTGCGCCGCCTGCATTTCAGCAGCAGACTGATTTCTTGCAGCTACAGCGGCCTTTACCTTCGCAGCAGTAGCCATTGTCAGTGCGCCAACGTAGCGGCTACCCATAACAGCAGCAGCGGCGGTCAGGATGGCACTCAGAGCGCCGATGTTCTCACTGACGCTGATCACGGCATCGTTAAAAATGGCTGTGCCGGTTTTTACCGTGGAGTTTTCACCAAAGAACTTGGTGATGTTGTTCCCGGCAACCTGCAACGCCTGACTGATAGTTGTCGTGGTATTGGCGAACTCATTGCCGATCGTCACCCCTTGTGAAAGTAATCCGTTAACCACAACATCAGTAGTTAACTTCCCGGCGGCGGCCATCTGACGCATCTGCCCAATACCAACACCCATTGATTCGGCAAGTGCAACGATCAGGCGGTTGCCCTGCTCATTCACTGAGTTAAATTCTTCACCGCGCAGCGCGCCAGATGCCAGCGCCTGAGACAACTGGATAATGGCATTTTCTGCTTCCTGAGCGGTGGCACCAGAAACAACAAAACCCTGGTTGATTATCGTCGTAAGTTTCGTCAGATCCTGTGCGCTTGTGCCGTATTCTCTGGTAGCCCGTTCAAGGCGGGCATAAAGCGATGCAGTTGCATCCAGGCTGCCGCGAGTCTGTTGAGTAATGTCGAATACGCGCTGCGTGACATCAACTAATTGCTCGCTAGGGCGCAGGGAGTTTGCGAGTTTGTTATTAACGGTCGCCCATACATCAGCGTACTCAGAGACCTGTTGCACAGATAATGCCGCAGCGAGGGAGGTTGCGACACCGGAAAGGCGCAGCATTGAACGCTCAGTGTTGCCAACAGCTTTAGTCGTGCCATCAAAACCGCGCTCAAGTGTATCGAGGCGTTGATTTACTCGCTCTTGCGCTGTAATCAACCCCTGCACATCCATTTCGATGTCGTAGTAAATCCCACCTGCATTTGCTGGCATTATCTTTCTCCTGGCAATAAAAAAACCCCGCCGGAGCGAGGCTAGTTAATTCAATTCACCGTTTAATCAGTCCTCTCCTAAGCGCACTGCTGCACAGGGAGTAAAACTATGCGCATCTGATATATAACCACTAACCTTCTGAGGGTTGTATGCGACTCGCATCGCTCCACCATTGAAAGTTATGGAATATTCACCATTTTTAAATGATGATTTATCACCTTGATAGTACGAACTACCAAGCATAACAAGCGGCTTAGATCCTGTTGAAAAACCTACGCTACCAGCCCATCCGCACTCCATTAGCATGAAAAGATGAGTCTCTTTAAGGAAAAATTTATTTGCCTCTTTGCCCCCCCATGGAATGGATGCAATTCTTTTCATTTGCTCTTTGACGTCTGATTTTGTTCTATCTTGTTCTATTACAATGTTATTTACCGAGCACTTTGCCCATTGCTCTGTAGTTTTTTTTATTCTGTCAGAGACAGCAAAGTTAGCTTTATCCAGACTGGCAACAAAAACTTTCGTATTATCATCAATAAAAATAATTCCCTCTTTCTTTTCTTTTAACGGAGGAGTTATCACATAAGATCCATCCGGTCTGTAAGCGGTAAAGGATTCTCCGTCAAAAACCACATTTGCATTACCTTTAATGAAAAGTTTTGGAGATGCAGACAAATCACCAACCGAATACTCACATGAGAGTTTTTCACTAGCTACAGACACTCCAGACACCACTAAAAGGCAGAGCGCAAGAACGTTCCTCATATCCCTATCCCCTTTGATAAATGTGACAAAAGAGTAGCAGGGATCGGACGACGACAAAACCCGCAGTTACGATAGGGATAGATGGCTGCGCTGTAGTTAGCAAAAAGCCGCCGAGTGGCGGGTGTTAGTGACTGAATATGGTCAACCCAGATTTGGATCTATTCATTTCTGTTTACTATTACTCCGGCTAACAACCGAATCAGCGGCTCTCCTAGGGAAGGTGCGAACAAGTTCCTGATATGAGATCATCATATT